GCACCATCCTGTCGCGTCTCTCATTTGGTTATAATATCTGTCACTCATTAATATATATTATACAGATTTTTGAGTGCTTTGTCAAGATTTATTTTTCCTTTCCTAGTAAGATAAGTTTTTAATAAATTCTAACTTTTCATGGGCGTTTGCAGCTTTATCTACCTGCTCGTCTATTGCCCCAACGATGTCGGCGTGTTCGCCAATTCCCACAGAATTCTGTAAGTAAACTCTGATGTTAATCTCAGCAGCAGCTATATCTCCTGTGTATTTAAGTATTAAGGCTTCCCTTATTCTGTCATTCATTTTTTGCTCCTGCAAATTGCTATTACATATGCAATGCACCACCTTGCTCTTAAGTCATCGCTAAAAGCAATTTTCCAAGCGAAAGGGGTCATAACAAAGACCATTGCTCCATATATAATCATGTGAATATATTTATAACTCACAATTAATTCTGCTCCTGTCTCGTTTAGTATCAACTGCCTAATAAGTGGGTACGTCCTGTACACACACATTACCCATGTTGTTATCCACACTGCAGGAACTATTGTCCATAGTTCCATATTTGCACTCCTTATGCTTTAGATATTTATATCGTACTTGTTTAAGTGTCTTAAACTACCTAAGTCATATGAGCATTGATGGGCATGGTAACCGCCCTCTTTGATGTGGCCAAAATATTCACTATCAAAATCTGTTAGTTCTATCACATAAATGTGATATACCTTGCAATCATAACGAGGGTCAAATGTTCCCTTTATTATTCTTGCAGGTAAGTCGTATCTAGCACTCCATACCTTCTCACCTATCTCAAAGTCTTCTGATACACACTGTTCTGGTAAAAACTGAATCTTTGCTCCACTACCGCTTTCGGTACTAGGTCTTTTCTTTGGCACACCTACTCTATCTAACAGATTGCTAACGAATGTTGTTGAACGATACAAAGCCTGAGCTATGCTAGATACGGGTAGTTCGTTCAAGAACATTTCTATTGCCTGTTTAACTTCGTGTTCGGTGGCTTTCCGACCTCTATTTTGAGCCTTACGTTTTTCTCTGAACTGCATGGTTTCTTCAAAATCCTCCAGAATACTATTCAATCGAGTAGTATTGTAGGTGATGTTGAGCATGGAGCAAGCTTCTTTCTTTGTTATCGGCTTGTCAGCATTGACAGCCTCTAAAACTCTTTTAATATTAGCATCATCAAGTTTTTCATGACTCTTTTTTCTAATTATTTTCATTCTTACTTCCTAATAAAATAATAGTATAATGCATAATCTTTAGCAGGTCTAATTCGTTCTTGCCTGCTTTCTTTCCGTAGCGTTTTGCATACTTAATAATGTTACCCATGCAAAAGCCTTCGCCCATACCTGAGTCTATAATGAACTCAGTGGCTTGAATCTTATCTGTGCTGTAGTGTTGGTCGTATGTTTTGTCTATATAGACTTTCAACTGCCTTAGAACTTTGTCCTCGTTGAATTTATACTCTACTTTACTACTGTTAGTTTTCTTACTAAATATCCCCATCTGCTCTCACTTCAGAACGGATAGCTTCAAAGCCGTCGGGGTATCTCGCTTCTAATTTTTTGATGTTTTCTTCCATAACTTCCTGAGGAGTGTAGCCTAGTGCTGAGCAACCTTGTACCCAATACCATAATACATCTCCTAATTCTCTCTTTAGGTGAAATCGTTCATCTTCGTTGTAGTCTTTTCCTTGAAAAATAATCTTTTTGATTACTTCGGAGAACTCTCCTGACTCAGCTTGCATGCCAATGGCTGCTGTGAGTAGCTGTGAAAATTCTGTGTCTTTGTGTGAGTGGGATAAGCCAGAGAGTCTGTCTATCATAACCTCTGTTCTCAGGCTTTCCTCTGAGGTTGTGCTAACTACGAAGTTTGCGTAGTCGTTAAATTGTTTTTGTTCTTGTACTGTCATCTGTCTGTCCTTAATGTGTCTGGTTATTGTTCTGATACCACCTGGCTAGCCAAGTGTCTATTTCTAATTCTGTCCAATGCTCTGGAAAGTATACTGATATCCTAGGCTGTTCTTGTAATTCGACTCTCATAGTCTGCATAGTCCTCATTCCACCAATGTGGTTTATCTCTGTACTTCCAGCTAGCGAAGGTTGCTTTATCTAAATGGTAATAGTCGCGGTACGATTGAATAGGATTATCATAGTCCTTCAACTCGTCTGGCATAGCTAAACCAAAAGTAGTAAAACCTACTCTTTGCATGTTTACTGGCTCTGGTAATTTATTTACTACTTCGTGTATGGACTTATGTTCTTTGCCATAGCGATATCTGTACTCGTCATTTAAAGCATTGCCATAGCAGTGTGTCCACTCGTGATTGTCTAATGATGAACGCGCCCATATAGTACATGGGTGGTTGTACATCATAGGCAAGTATGGTGTAATTGGTCTTTCTGCTAGGGGTAGATGTTTTATCTTTGCTTTTTCAGCATTAAGCACATCTCGTTCTTCCTTGTTTAAGGCTCGAGGTATGAAACCTAAGAACTGGTCAATCCATATACTTGTGCATAGGATTTGTGCCACCTCTAGTGGCATTTTAACGATGTGCTTATCTACATGATACTCTGCACACTTATCTAAATTTTCGTCTAAGTAAAATAAATTCATACAACTATTATACAAAAATTTGAGTGCGATGTCAAGTACTATTTTGAGTTAATCTTATCTTTTGCTGTTCCAGCATATAGTCCAAACCAGGCTGCTCCTGCTCCTACTACTACCGAAATTAATCCTGATTGTTCAAATGTTGGTGCTGGAAGTTCCATGAACCAAATTGTACATTTATATAATAATATAATGTATACAGATAGAAACGCTCTAGGAAAAATCCTCCATGCGTCTATCATATTTGAAAACCATATGTATTTCTGCCATGGATTATCTGGCTCCTTGTCGTTCTCTAGTTCCATAATCTTAGCTTTAAGCTCTCCGATTTCTGAAACCATTGCCATGAATTTGTTAAGGTCTATTTCAACCTCGTTACGGCTCATGTCTCCGCTGAATTGGTCTTGATTTGCCATTCTGTTTCCTTTATCATTGAAGAGATATGTATTACATCTTCCTCAATCCTTGCCCATTCAGACGGGCTGTGTGCTGATTTCTGGTTTCCCTTCAGCACTCTAAGGGCTATATTTAGATTGTTTAATCTAACTTGTAGCATCTCTTAGCCATTTATACTCATCACTTTCCAAGTCTATTGGAGATACTGACGTAGCATGAATGTGGTTTGTAAACTCTGCAAACTTGCCCTCAGTGACGGCATCTAATATCCAATCCGCTGGGTCATCTTTGTCAAGAGGTTGTGTAAAGACTATCTCTACTTTGTATCCTTGCTGGCTCATTCTTTTTTGTTTCCTTTCGTTACTGGCGTGCATCATTCTGACCCACCCATCGCTGTTATCCTGCCATCTTTTATCATTTACCACAATGAGGGCAGCCTGATAATCCTAGTAATCTGCGTTCTGCAGTTTCTTTTTGCAGTAAGTCTGTTATTTCTTTAATTTTTATGTAAGCTAGTTGTAGTTGCTCTTGTTGTTCAGCAACGTTCTTCTTCATAATTTCTATTTCTGACCACCAATTATTCATAGTTGTCTTATCCCTTGTACGAAGTTTTCTGCAACATCTTCTGCCCATGCTTCGCTGTGTGTTGGATAGTATTCTAGTAGTCCTGGCTTCTTGCCTTCTGACATATGCACTCCCCAACTACCTGATACTCTGTGTTTTACGACTACAGCAGTCTTTTCGTTCATCTTAAATGTAGAGTATACTTCATACTCATTAGTGTGCTGCATTTTGCTCCTTTAATAACATAAATGCTTCAGCTATGTACTCATCAATAGTCATATCTCTTTTCATAGCTTCCACATTCATAGCGTCCCACATTTCCTGTGAGATATTATATTCTTTTCCTTCGTGCTTAAGTAGCACTAAACATATCCGCTTCAGCTTGACGCCTACGGGTTAGTCCTGCTAGTACTTTACCACCAGCTTTATTCCATCTTAACATTTGAGCTGGCACTCCTGCATAATCACCTGAGTTTAGTACTTTAAGAAGTGTACTACTAGTGAGGTTTCCATTACCTAAATTATACACCCATGATACCATTGCATCAAATTGGCACTGTGATAGAGGTACTGTTACACCTTTATTAATGTAGTTTTCATACTCTGTCAACTCTTCATTTAGCATTTCATTAGCTCTTGCTTCTGATATACTCATGCCTTCTTGCACACCTTTAATATGCCCATACCCGATTGTCCATACGCCAGCAGCACATTTATATGCGCTAAGCTCTAGACCTTCGAAGTCTTTAATTAATTGTAATCCGTCTTTACTTGTTTTCATATTTTTCCTATATATAGAAGCTTTCGCCACAACCGCAGCGTCCACTCTCTCGTTCGTTGGTAACTTCGAACATCTCTTGAAGTTCAGATACCACCCAATCCAATTTTGCATCTTTTAGATACTCCAAACTTAGCAGGTCTACTACTAAGATATTATGATATACTTTATCAGTTAAACTAGGACTTTCGGCATAGCTTAACTCATATGTATATCCCCCGCACCCTGCGTTCTTTACACTAAGTCGAGCGCCCCAAGCATTGCTACTTGAGGCGACTCTGTTTTTTAACATTGCTAAAGCATTATCAGTGATTATCATAGTAGGGGTAGCATTGCTGCGTACATTGTTCCTATACAAAATGTCATCATAATTATTGCCTCACATGTGTCCCCATTGGGACAGTACTTTTCTTTAACTTCTCGAATCGCTTGCAAACTTGCATCACGATTAAGAAATCGTTTTGCGTTCTGCATATTATCTCCTAGCCTATTGTTATCG